TTCGGATCGGCGATTGGCGATGGTAATACTTGCTATTACACAATTACTCTCGGTGCAGATTGGGAAGTTGGTCTCGGTACTGTTGGAACGGGTACGTTAGCTCGTACTACGGTACTGAAATCATCTAACAGCAATAACGCTGTTAATTTCGGTGCTGGTGCTAAGGATGTCTTTGGTACTTATACGGCTGAGAGATCGGTTTATAAGGACGCGAGTGGTAACGTCAATGCGTTAGGTACGATTAGCTCTGGCGTATGGAATGGCACTGAAATCACTGTTCCTTACGGTGGCACTGGCGTTGCTAGCTTGACAGGTATCGTTAAGGGTAACGGTCAGAGTGCGTTTTCTGCTGCTACTGCGGGTACTGACTATGTAACCCCGACTGGCACTGAGACACTGACCAACAAGACGCTAACCGATCCAGCGATCATTGGAACGATCCTAGAGGACGTTTTCACCATTACTGACGGTGCAGCGTTTGAGATCGACCCCGGCAACGGCTCGATTCAGTTGATTACCTTGGGTGCAAGCCGTACACCAAAGGCGACTAACTTTGTTAATGGTGAAGCGATTACCTTGATGGTCGATGACGGTACTGCTTATGCCTTAACGTGGACTGATGCGACATTTGGTGGCTCTGGTGTTGTGTGGGAAACAGACTCCGGTTCTGCGCCTACGCTGGCTACGACAGGCTATACAACGATCGTGCTGTGGAAAGTTGGCGGTCAGGTTTACGGTGCGCGAGTGGGGAATAACTGATGCTGGCTAATAAGCTCTTAGGTGCGTCAAAGGCAGCGGCTGCTGCCACTTACATTGAGGACGTATTCTCGACGTACTTGTACACGGGTAATGGTGCTGGCAAAACAATCAGTAATGGTATTGCGATAGGCACTGACTATCCTTATGGCTGGTCTGAGTTGCACCTTACTGGAGATACACTTACTGATACTTCTCGTTTTAGTAGAACAGTGACAGCTAACGCTGTAACTGTATCTACAACGACAAAAAAGTTTGGTACTGGTTCTTTAGAGTTCAACGGTAGTACCTATCTTACGGCTGGCAAAGCGTTTCTAAATGACGCATTAGCTAGTTGGGAGTTGCAATGTTGGGTGTATTGGAACTCAACCGGAAGTTCATCAGATATGGGGATGATTTGCTCTCAATATAGTGGATCAACTTCAGGGCGTATGTTGTTTGGTAGCCAAAGTGGGGATTTAGTTTATCGGGTAAACGGAGCAACTGTTTACTTAACCACTACTGTTACTACTGGTCAGTGGTATCACATCGTTTTGAATTGGGATGGTACGACACATAGGCTGTTTAAAGATGGTGTGCTGGTATCGTCATCTACAACAGCGCCAGATGTGCAAACTTCGCAGATAACTGAGATTGGCGGCAATAGTGACCTGACTGCTTACGATCTTGATGGGTATATTGATGACCTAACGATCACCAATAATCAGCCAGTTTATACCGCAGACTTTACTGTTCCTACGTCTGCAAGCTTGCTAGATACTGTTGGGGCTGCTGGAAGCGGAGGGTTAGTCTGGATCAAAGGTCGCTCTGGTGCTACTGACCACGCGCTTTATGATACGGTTCGCGGCGCGACATTCGATCTTGTATCTAATTCGAACGCCGCCCAAACTACACAGACTACTGGGCTAACATCATTTAATAGCAATGGATTTACAATAGGCGCACTAGCTAAATTAAACACGAACGCTGCGACTTATGTTTCATGGGCATTTCGTGAGCAAGACAAATTTTTTGATGTTCGCACTGTATCCCATACTAACGGCGCTCAAACCGTTGTAGACTTTTCGAACCTTGGTACGCTAGGAATGGTAATCTATAGAGATACCGGCACTAGCAACTGGTTCGTATGGCATAGATCACTAACTGGGACTAACAAACTACTTCTAAACGCTACTGACGCTCAAGCGTCTTACACTGTATATAGTGTTTCTGGTACTACAGTGACAATCGCTTCAGCAGCGACCACAGGTACGAAACTTATTTACGCTTTCGCCCATAACGCAGGAGGCTTTGGCGCGTCTGGTACGGATAATGTAATTAGTTGTGGCACCTACCTTGGCAGTAACCATAGACTTAAAGAAGTTGTAACTCTCGGATACGAACCTCAGTGGGTGTTGATCAAAAACATCACTACCGCTGCGCAACGCTGGGTTATGGTTGATAACATGCGGGGCATGGCGGACACCGGTTCTCAGGCGTGGTTATTTGCGAACAGCAGTGTGATAGAAGCTACTACCGCCGCAGATAATGTTGTAGCGGCACCCACAGGATTTTATTTCAACGGGCCAGAATCAGACATCAACGAAGCCGGTTCTACGTTCGTCTATATTGCTATTCGTCGCGGCCCTATGAAAGTGCCGACAAGTGGCGCGAGTGTGTTCGCGCCGTCGATTACGACACAGAATTGGGTCGCCAATACAGTTTTATCAAACGCTGGGTTTGCTGCTGATACTCTTATAGAAAAAGCAAGGACTTCAAACCTTTCGCTATCTACATTTGACCGACTTCGTGGGGCTTCACTTCTTGAGACAGCTTCTACTTCAGCGCAAGTTGGGGCTTACTTAAACTGGAACGCAGCGCAAAACTATGCTGTTGGGGCGACTACGTACTCTTCTGGCTCGCTTTCATTTGTCTGGTACTACTTCCGTCGCGCTCCCGGCTTCTTTGATGTGGTGTGCTACACAGGGAACGGAAGCACCCAGACAGTTAGCCACAACTTAGGCGTTGCTCCTGAGTTAATGATTGTTAAAAAGAGACAAGTTTCTGCTATTGGTTGGTTTGTGTACAGCGCAGCATTAGGAGCTAATGCGCGGATTATTCTTAACTTGACTGACGCAGTGTTCACGCCAGCTACCGCTTGGAATAGTACTTCGCCAACATCAACTGTTTTTTCTTTGGGGGTTGGAACGGAAGTAAATGCTTCTGCTGATACATTTGTCGCCTACCTATTCGCCTCATGTCCCGGTGTATCCAAAGTGGGTAGCTACACCGGAACAGGCACTACACTAACGATTGATTGCGGATTCACTGCTGGCGCTAGGTTCGTTATGATTAAGCGAACTGACTCAACAGGTGATTGGTTCGTTTGGGACACCGCCCGTGGCATTATTAGCGGCAACGACCCTTATTTGCGGACAAACACAACTGGCGCTGAGATTACTAACACTGACTATATTGATCCTGCGAACTCTGGTTTTGAGATCAGCAGTACAGCGCCAGTAGAAATTAACGCCAGTGGTGGAACATATATTTATCTGGCTATTGCTTGAGGACAATCATGGAAATCAGACTACGATCCAGCGGTGCAGTGATGACGGAACAACAGTTCCGCGCTGCGCATCCGAACACCAGTTTTCCTCAACAGCTAACGATTGAGCTACTTAACGAGTTCGGGGCCGACCCAGTATTGAATGGGGCGCAAGCGCAGCCAACAAGATACCAGACCGCTTACCGCGATGGTGTCGAGGAAATAAACGGGCAGTGGTTTACCAAGTATTCCGTCGTGGACATGGATGCTGACGCTATTGCTTCTATTGACGCTAACCAAGCAAAATCTGTACGGGACGAAAGAAACCGTAGATTGTCAGAGACAGATTGGCGCTTCCGTAGTGATATGTCGCCGTCTCAGGCGTGGATAGATTATTGCCAAGCGTTGCGTGACCTCCCGTCGCAAACGGGATTCCCTTGGGAAGTAACTTGGCCTGTGGAGCCCTAATGAAAATAGCCGTATACGCGATCAGTAAGAACGAAGCGCAGTTTGTTCAGCGGTTCTGTGAGTCGGCGAAAGATGCTGACTTGGTGCTAATAGCCGACACGGGGTCTACCGATGAAACAGTGGAACTGGCTCGCCAAAGTGGCGCTGTTGTTCATAATATCTGCGTGTCACCTTGGCGCTTTGATCGTGCTCGGGACGCTGCTTTGGCACTGATCCCCCGCGAGTACGATGTATGTATTTCGCTGGACTTAGACGAGGTGCTGGAGCCCGGGTGGCGTGAAGAGATCGAGCGTGTATGGCAAGAAGACACAACCAGACTGCGC